ATCCCACGCAGCATCCCGCGCAGCAGCCCGCGCAGCATCCCACGCAGCATCACACGCAGCATCCCACGCAGCAGCCCGCGCAGCATCCCACGCAGCATCCCACGCAGTAGACAATTCATCGTACTTTGCCAACCCATTGGCGTGACGTTCGGCCACATCAATCGCGGCAATCGAGCGCGGGTCGGTCATCAGATGCTGGACACTGCGTGCACAACGCACTGCAAAGAGGCGCCATTCGCGTTCGTGTTGCGGTTCGGCCCGGCAACACCACAGGGCATCATCTAGGCCGTTAGATTCGAGGATCACGGAATAGGGCAGCGGCTCGTCGTCGGCCTTTGTCTTGCCAAGGTGGGCCAGCAGTTTGCGCCACCGGGACTCGCACGGGCCATGCTCGCGTATGCGGTTTAGGGTAGTGGTAATCATGGTTTCCCCTCTGCCTTTGCGATGGCGGCGCGGGCGATCTTTCGGACGTGATCCGCTGGCAAAGCTGGTGTTTCGTACGGCCAATCGTTTGCAATTTCCCGGAGTGCTTCGAGCAAATCAGGTGCGGCGGCGATAAGGCGGGCGTTGGCCTCTGCCTTGGCGCGGGTGGCCGCAATGCCGTATGGATGGTAGGTCTGCTCGTAAACGATTGCAGTCGCAAATCGAAATTGCTCGTCGCATGCTTGCGAGATGAAATGCTTTGTCCCTTGCCTGAATGAATGCCACGGGCCGGGGGTGTGGGTAGTTTTCATGGTTTCCTCGCGGCGAGAAGGGCGGCGGCGGCTTTATCTTCGGCATTGCGCCAGCATTGTGGGTGAAAAGACTTGTCAAAGCCGTCATGCGACGTAAACCAGCAATTTGTCTCAATGAGTTTTGCGCAGTGGAAACACGTTAGCAGTGGGCCGCGACGGCGGAATGTTTCTTTTCTGAGTAGGTGTCTCATGGTTTCCTCGCGGTGTAAAGGGTGGCCAGCGCCCAGGCGAGCCCAGGCGGATACAGGCAGCAGCGGCGCAAGCTGAAGTAAAGGCGAATGGTGCGGGTCATGCTGCTGACTCCTCGTCCTCGTCCTCGTCCTCGAAAAACTCGTTCGCGTGGCACATGTCGGCAACATCGTCCTCTGACATGTATTTCACACAAGCCATGATGACGGTATCGCGGTCAAGAATGCCCTCCTCGATCATTTCGAGCAGGCGATTCGTGGCTTGTCTTGTGGTGTGGTTCATTGATATAACTCCTCGAATACCGGCAGCCGGCCGGTGCGGTAACTGCACACTCAAGCCCGCAGAACGGGCTGGCGTGTGGCGTCAGGCGCACTCGTCATAGTCACGCTCCATCTGCTCGCGCTGCTCAGAATCCATGTTGAGCGCTTGCGATACGCGATACGATGCGTCAGGGAATTCAACGCCAGAATCGACCACTTGATGCAGGATTTCCCAGGCGCTGTAGCCATCCTTGCGAGCTTGGCGAATGTCTCGGTTTGTCATCATGTGATCCCCTTGTCAGTGGCCAGCACCAGCGCTGACCATGCCCTAACGATAGGGCACACTGCCCTACATTGCTAGTTGATTGTGTCAATGACTAGGGCAAGATGGATAGTGAACTACCGTTCGTCTCCCCAAACCGACCGTTCGTCGGTAATGGGCGCTTGACAGAATGAGAGTAGAGGCACACTGCTCAGCATCTGTAGACCCTTTGCAAATAAGGGGCAGGGCCGGCAGCGCGCCAAGCCCCGCGTTAGTGCGGCTATGGACTAGAACCGGATGCGCCGCTAGACTGCGAGCATCATGGCGCCACCCGCACTATCCGCAGCCAAACTAGACGCAGCCGGCCTCGACTACATCCTGGAGATGGTCGCTGCAGGCCGGGGCTTGCGGTACATCGGTAACGAGTTAGGCGTGAGTGCAATGGCTGTATCTCGCTGGCTCAACGCGGATGCGTTACGGTCCGCGCGATTTGCTGAGGCATTGATCGTCGCGGCAGAGGGTTTTGAGGATCGCGCTGTAGCCTATCTAGATGAGGCTGCCAATGAGATACGCGCCGAGCCTGAGCTGGCCAACCCGATAGTCACACTGGCACGCGAGCGCGCACAGGCAGCATGGCGTCAAGCCAGTGTGCGCGATCCCAGGCGCTACAGCGACAGGCGCACCAGCAGTGACGTGAGTATCACCATCAAGCGAGACGTCACGATGCTGCCCACTGCAGAGCTAGAGGCCCTGGTGCAGCAGCAGCGCCAAACGCTGGAGCTGCAGCACGACGGCCAGGTGACCGGGGGTGCATCGGATTCAGACGACGGGGGTGTATGAAAAGTTGGGGCCCCACTCAGGAATATGCGCTGAATATCTGGATGGGACCCATTTACGAATAGCCCATATGCCCCCGATGGGATGAAAGCGTGAGGGGGTTAACTGATTCCTTGGAAGGAATGATTGTGAAAAAGGCAAAGGGTAAGGGCAAGGGCGGCAGGAAGTGCTGAGTGCTGCTGAGGAACTCTTGCGTCGCAGGAAGGCGCAGGAGTCTCTCATTGAGTGGATGAAGTATCGGCAGGCTCCGCACAAGCCTGCTTTGCACCATCAGTTATTGATAGCTGAGTTGGAGAAGGTTGAGCGTGGGGACACGCGCAACTTGATGGTGAATCTGCCGCCTGGGGCTGCAAAGAGCACGTATGGGTCGGTGGAGTTTCCTGCTTGGTATATGGGCAGGAATCCTGGGAATCTGGTGATTGGGACCGCGAACACGGACGAACTGGCGGAGGTGTTCAGTCGTCGTGTGCGGAACATTGTTGACACACAGGAGTTCAGGAATGTCTTTCAGTTTTCTCTCTCTGCGGACAAGACTGGCGTTGGCAATTGGACGACTACGTGGGTGGATGGAAAGCAGACAGGTGGCGAGTATTTTGCTGCTGGTGTCGGCGCTGCTATTGCTGGTCGGCGCGGTGATCTTGGCCTTCTGGACGATCCGGTAAAGAGCCGGGAGGATGCGGATTCGGAGAGAAGCCGGGAGCGGGTGTGGCAGTGGTATGTCAATGACTTCCTGACTCGCCTGAAACCGGACGCGCGGAAAATCCTCATCATGACGCGCTGGCACGAGGACGACCTGGGGGGTCGGATCCTGGCCCGCGAGCAGAATCAGTGGAGGGTCATATCCATTCCGATGGAGGCGATGGATGATGATCCGTTGGGGCGGGAGTATGGGCAGCGGTTGTGGCCGGATTACTTCACCGATCAGATGGTGGATCTGGCCAAGATGGATACGCGCTCCTGGTGGGCGCTGTACCAGCAGCAGCCGACTGCCGAGGACGGGGACTATTTCAAGCGGGAGTGGTTTACGGAGTACGATTCACCGCCAAAGGGGCTGAAGGTCTATGCGGCGAGTGATTTTGCGGTTACGGAGGGTTCCGGCGACTATACAGAGCATGGGATCTGCGGAACCGACGCTTCCAACAACCTATACGTACTCGATTGGTGGCGGGGTCAGAAGGCCGCTGACCACTGGATTGACCGGATGGCCGACATGGTGGTCCGTCACAAGCCGATGTGCTGGTTCGGGGAAGCCGGACCGATCCGAAGATCCATCGAGCCGTTCATGATGAAGCGTCTGTCCGAGCGTGAGGCGTTCTGCAGGATCGAGTGGCTACCGAGCGTTGCCGACAAGGAGGCGAGGGCCCGGGGTATCCAGGCGATGATGGCAATGGGAAAGGTCTACTGGCCCCGGTTCGCTCCCTGGAAGGCCGAAGTGCAGGGGCAGATGATGAAGTTTCCTGCCGGCAAGCACGATGACTCGGTGGACGTGATGAGTCTGTTCGGGCGTGGTTTGAAGCACATCAATGCCTCCCGCGGGACGCCGAAGTCCATACAATATCCCAACTTGGGTATCCCGGGACGGCTCTGATGTCCTACGCCTTGTACAACGAGATCAAGAGCATGCGCCAGCAGATACTGGATTTGCTGGTGCGCGTGGAATCGCTGGAAGAATACCGGGCAGATCAGCGCAAGAAGCGCGAGGTCATCACGCTGAAGAAGCCTGCGGATGACATGAAGCCACAGGGAGTCCAGCATGCCATCCAGAAGTGAACGCGATGATTCCCTGCTGCGCGCCATCGAGGCGGCAGAAAGCGATTCATACGGCTCGGGCGGGTATTCGATGGATGGCGAACTGGCCACCCAGCGCGCCGAGGCTATCGACGCCTATCTGGGGAAGAACACCAAACCGGCCCCTGAAGGCAATTCACAGGTTGTCTCGCGCGACCTGTTCGACACCATCGAGTGGATCAAGCCTTCGCTGGTGAGGATCTTTGCAGGCGGCGACGAGGTTGTGAAGTTCAACCCCGTTGGCCCCGAGGACGAGATGCAGGCAAGGCAGGAAAGCCTGTACGTCAACCATCTGGTGACCAAGCGGAACCAGTGGTCTCAGATTTTCCATGACTGGTGCACCGACGCGCTGCTGACGAAGAACGCCTATTGCATGGCGTACTACGACAAGCAGAAGGTGGTCGAGTACGAGGTCTACGAGGAACAGTCGGACGACGCTTTTGCCTTGCTGATGCAGGATGCGGACGACATCGAGATTCTG